GAGTAACAAACCTGATGATATAGCTTGTGACTGTCAACAATGAACCCCTACGAAAAATTATTAAAAAGAAAAAGAACATGGACACCGGTCCAAACCACTAAAGGAAAATTTAAATATGGAGCAGAGGAAACCATTTTCCGCGCTCTTGCAATCAGACATATGGAGTTACCTGTAGGTGATTTTATACAGGACTCTCTCTCAGAGATTCCTAAATTATCTAGAGAACTCTTAGAGTCAAACATAAAAGATGAGATAAAACATGACATAGCTCTTGGCTACATTACTAATGCACATGGAGTTGATGAGATTGCAGAGGCAGAAGCATTGTTATTAAGAGATGCGTGGATGTCTCATCCTGACCACACAGTATTAAAAGCAATGATTATTGAAAGATCAATATTCTTTGTTTTATTACCATTCTTTAGATTTAATGGAGACGCTGGTTTAGCCACAGTCTCTGCTGATATATCCAGAGATGAGCAAGTACATGTGGCAAGCAATAGTTTGGTATGTGCAGAGCTTGGTTTAAAACCTAGTCCTTCATTAGACAAACTTAGAAAAGCAACAATAAATTGGATCATGCAACCACTAGCTATGCAGCATGAAGATCAATATTTAAGCAAAAAATTTTGGCTCGATTGTAGTGATCGTCTTATGTACGAAGGCAAAGCACCACAATTAGCCACCACCAAAGCGGCAAGAATGCCAGCATTTTTCGAACATGACAATAGAAACCTCCCGCAATATTCTTGAACCTATCATTGGTCCAACTTTACCTTTTATAGTTCAAGAACTTGATGAAAAATTTCCTCAAGTAAACCCACATCCAAAAGAAGAATACGGATCAATTATGTATAAAGCTGGTCAAAGATCAGTAGTGGAGTGGATTAAGAAAAGAGTAGATGAGTAATAATTTACTCTTTTTTGTACCAGCTAAAGATATACCAACTGTATGGAATAAAGTTAAACCTCTAATAGATAAAGCTTTAGTTCATGGTCTTGGAGAACAAACTTCTCAAGACGTACTAACTGCTTTGTTAAACAGACAAAGTTTCTTATTAGTAGGAGTGGAAGATGGGAAAATTGAAATGGCACTTATAGGTGAAGTTCAAAAATTTCCACAAAAAACAATCTTTCTCATATTAACCTGGGCTACTAAGTCAGGTCGTGATTATGAAAAATGGATGCCACTATTTTATGTAGTTGAAGATTTTGCTAGAAGTCAGGGATGTACATTGATTTCTGCCTGGACTAGAAAAGGTTTAGCAAAAAAACTTAATTGGAAACATGAGCACTCAGTAGTAACAAAAGAATTATAGGAGGACAATATGAGTGGTGGATCAAGAAGATATGATGACACAGAATTAAGAGAGGAACAAGCAAGAATTAATCAAGTACTTACAGATTTAGGAACATACAATCAACATAGATTTGATGAGAATGTAGCTGAGAGAGCAATGATATCTGGTATTGAAGGTATTAATACAACACAGTCTCAGCAAATAGAAGATTTATTTACTAGTACAGGTGATTTAAAAACAACTCTTGATGCATTAACTTCTTATAATCAACACAGATTTGATGAGAATGTAAAGCAACAAAGTCAAATAGAAGACATACTAAAACAATTAGAAAATGTTCAGTCTACTAGTTTAGGTGATACAGCTGTAGGTGATACATCTAACTTAGAAGAAATAGTATCTAATCTGCAAAAACAATATGAAAGTTTAGATTCTTCTATGGCTGAAAGGTTATCAAGTTTAGGCGAAACTTTAAAAGGCGAGCTACAAAATGAAGTTACTGGCTTTGATGTAGATCAATTAAAAACTGATCTTATGAATCAGTTTAAGATTGATGATACGACCTCACAAGGATTAAAGGCTTTACAAAACACATTTGGTTCTTTTCAAAGTCAATCAGCTAATAATCTTCGTGATGTTGAGTCAGCGTTAAAAGGTGAGATTGGTGATCTTAGTCAAAGCCTTACGTCTGGTTTAAGTTCATTAAAATCTGATGCTGCTACTGCATTAGATACTGTTTATAAAACAAGAGACGAAGCATTAGCTGGATTGTCTGGTGATTTTGGGAGACGACTTCGAGAACAAGAAGCTTCTTTTGGAAAACAAATGGATCAATCTGCAAAAGAAATGGATGACAAAATAGGCAAACTTGGTTCAATGATGAATTACAGAATGCTTGGAGATAGTGCTGGTGGAGTAAAGATGAGAAGATCTAAAGCTTTTAGGTCAGGTGCTGTCAACGCTGGTACAGGTCAATTAGCTCGTACCATGAAATTAAAAACACTTAATATATAATTATGACTGCGAAAGCTAGATACGATGCGCTTTCTAGTGACAGATCACAGTTCTTAAATGTTGCAGAACAAGCAACAAAACTTACATTACCTTACCTTATAAGAGGTGAAGAAAATTATAGTGGAGGTGCAAGGAATCTTGTTACTCCTTGGCAAAGTGTTGGTGCAAAGGGTGTAGTTACACTTGCATCAAAACTAATGCTTGCACTACTACCACCTAGCACCAGTTTTTTTAAATTACAGTTAGATGAAAATGCTTTGCAGGGTGGTATCCCTCCAGAGATGAGATCAGAATTAGATCTATCTTTTGCAAAAATTGAAAGAACTATTCTTGAATCTATTGCTGCGTCAAGTGATCGTGTAATAGTACATCAAGCATTAAAACATTTAATTGTTGCTGGTAATGTTTTGATATTTATGGGTGAGTCTGGATTAAAGATGTTCCCATTAAATAGATATGTAATAGAACGTGATGGTAACAATAATGTTATAGAAATTGTCACTAAAGAAAGAATACATAAGTCTCTTTTGGAAAATATAGTTCCAGAAGATTTTATGTTAGATGAAAAAAAAGATGTCACAGAAGATGACGAACATTTAGATGGTCAAGAAATAGATATTTACACACATTGTTTACGTGTTGGAAATAATTATGAATGGCATCAAGAAGTATATGATAAAAAAATTCCTGGTTCTAACGGAAAAGCACCAGCTACTGCTACACCCTGGCTCGTATTGACTTTTAATACGGTGGATGGAGAAGCGTACGGAAGAGGCAGAGTCGAAGAGTTCATGGGGGATCTTAAATCTCTTGAAGCATTAATGCAAGCTCTAGTGGAAGGAAGTGCTAGTGCAGCAAAGGTTGTTTTCACAGTCAGCCCAAGCTCAACTACAAAGCCACAAACTTTAGCTCAAGCTGGTAATGGTGCAATTATTCAAGGAAGACCTGATGATATAGGTGTCGTTAACGTAGGCAAGACAGCTGATTTTAGAACTGCATTTGAAATGGCAATGCAATTAGAAAAGCGTCTGAATGAAGCCTTTTTAATTTTAAATGTTAGACAGTCTGAAAGAACTACAGCTGAAGAAGTACGTATGACACAGATGGAATTAGATCAACAATTGGGTGGTTTGTACTCACTGTTAACTATAGATCTATTAGTACCTTATTTATCAAGAAAACTATCGGTATTTCAAAAATCTGGAGAGATACCAACAATACCTGGTGATATGGTGAAGCCAACAATTGTGGCTGGTGTTAACGCTCTTGGTCGTGGACAAGACAGAGAAAGTCTAGTTCAATTTATAACTACTATTGCTCAAGCAATGGGACCAGAAGCAATGATGCAACACATAAATCCAGAGGAAGCAATAAAACGATTAGCAGCTGCACAAGGTATAGATGTATTAAATCTTGTAAGAAGTATGCAAGAGATACAAGCTGAACGTGACCAAGCTCGTCAACAAGCTTTGGAGATGCAACAACAACAGATGCAGATACAAGCTATGAAGACACCTTTAGCTGACCCTACTAAAAACCCACAACTAGCACAACGCTTAGAAGCTGGTGGACAACAAGAAATTGGGCCAGCTGATCTACCTACAAGTAATTAATTTATATGTCAGAGACATTAACAATGGATGAAACTCAAGCTGATCAGCCTGAGCTTACTCCAGAAGAACAAGACTCACTTCAAGTTGGAGAGGAGTTACAAAACCAGCAAGAAAATTTATTAGCTGGTAAGTATAAAAATGCTGAAGAGCTAGAGAAAGCTCATTTAGAATTACAAAAAAAATTAGGAGAACGTACAGAGACTAAAGAAGAACCTGTAGCAGAAGAACCTAAAGTTGAAGAAGTAAAAAAAGAAGAAAAACCAAAAGATGATTCACCGAAAATATTAGAACAGTTGTGGAATCAAAGGGAAAAAGGTTTTAGTGATGATATTTTAAAAAATCTTGCTAAGACTAATCCTGGAGAACTAGCAAAAGAATATTTACGTTACAGAGAATCACAACAACCACAAGGTTTATCTGATAAAGATGTGACCGATCTTAAAGAGATGGCTGGTGGTCCAGAAAAGTATGATCAAATGATTAACTGGGCTTCTAAAAATTTATCAGACAAAGAACAGAAAATGTATGACGAGGTGGTGGATCGTGGAGATCCGCTTGCCTGTTATTTTGCCCTTCAAACAGTTATAAACAAATATGAAAACGCAGTTGGTGTTGATGGGAAGATGATAACAGGTAAACCACCATCTGCAAACACTGATGTATTTAGAAGTCAAGCTGAACTTGTAGAAGCGATGAGCGATCCTCGTTATGAAAACGACCCTGCATATCGCCAAGATGTGATCAGCAAACTTGATAGATCAAATATTAACTTTTAACGAAAATTTCTAGGAGAAAATTATGGCACCAATGGGTCCAGGTACATACGGAAGTAAAAAAGGTAGACCACCAAAAACAAAAAAGGTTAAAAAGAAATAATGAAACCAACTAAGACAAAGACAAAAAAATCTACTAAGAAATGTCCTTCTGGGTTTGTTCGTAAAAATGGTATTTGTGTACAAGCTGGTATTGGTCCTGAGTATAGACCATGACTAATCAAGAAGAATACGAAAATTTACTCACTAATATTTATCCTTACGAACCTCCAATAAGACTAATGACACACCACAATCACAGTAATGATCAATGGCATATTGCCGAAGAATTAAATGGCAGACTTGCCATGATTGGCATAATTGCTGCACTCGGAGCATACGCTACGACAGGACAAATTATCCCAGGAATTTTATAAATGGCTGCAACTACAGTAACAAGACAAACATCTAGTAACTGGCAGAGATTATGTGAGTGGGTCACAAGCACCGAAAACCGTCTCTACGTGGGATGGTTCGGTGTGCTTATGATCCCTTGCTTATTAGCTGCAACTACATGTTTTATACTAGCCTTTATCGCTGCACCTCCAGTAGATATAGATGGCATACGTGAACCAGTTTCCGGTTCATTAATTTATGGAAACAATATTATATCTGGAGCAGTAGTTCCTAGCTCCAACGCAATCGGACTGCACTTTTACCCTATCTGGGAAGCCGGCACTTTGGACGAGTGGTTATATAACGGTGGCCCATATCAACTTGTTGTCTTTCACTTCTTAATAGGAGTAGCTGCATATGCTGGAAGACAGTGGGAATTATCTTATCGCTTAGGTATGAGACCTTGGATCTTTGTTGCTTACACAGCTCCACTCTCAGCTGCTTTAGCGGTTTTTCTCGTTTACCCTTTCGGACAAGGGAGTTTTAGTGATGGTATGCCTCTTGGTATTTCTGGTACTTTTAACTTCATGTTCGTATTCCAAGCAGAACACAATATCCTTATGCATCCGTTCCACATGCTCGGTGTTGCTGGGGTATTCGGTGGATCTCTTTTCGCTGCTATGCACGGAAGCCTTGTTACTTCCTCACTTATTAAGGAAACAACTGGTTTGGTATCGCAGAATTATGGTTATAAATTTGGTCAAGAAGAAGAGACTTATAACATCGTTGCAGCTCACGGTTACTTCGGCAGATTAATTTTTCAATATGCAAGTTTTAATAATAGCCGTGCTTTACATTTCTTTCTTGGTGTTTGGCCGGTGGTTGGCATATGGCTGACCTCTATGGGAATTTGTACAATGGCATTTAACCTAAATGGTTTCAACTTTAACCAGTCAGTGAGTGATGTAAATGGAAAGATTGTCCCAACATGGGCTGATGTTCTTAACAGAGCTAACCTTGGTTTTGAAGTAATGCATGAGCGTAATGCTCACAACTTCCCACTCGATTTAGCTAATGCTGAGTCAACACAAATTTCATTAATAACCCCAAAAATTGGTTGAAAAATTTGTTTTATATTTAACTTTAATAACAAACTTATTTATATGTTCTGGTGTCATGAGGCACTGGAACAATTTACCTAACAATTATGACAGAGAGTGTAAGACGTTGGAAAGAAGTAACAACAGGTAGAAAAGAAATTCCTGTATCAGAACAGAAACCAACAAAGAAAAAGCGTGATGACAAAGGTCGTTACGTAAAAAAATAAAGCTACGTCCGTTCATCCCTAACGGGACGCATGACTCCTAAGCATGGAACGGGGCTTAGGTACTGAGGTTAAATTATGTCTCCAGTAGAATTACAAGCTCGTGTAAAAGAGCAAAAGCAATTTCAAAGAGAAATGAAACTTAAGTATCGTGGCTGCACATACAGAAAAGTAAACGGTTAAATTGAAGTGAAATTTAATCAATTATGGGCTGTAACCATTTCGGTTATAGCTCTTTTTTGTTTTATAGAAGGTTTGCACGTTCTATATCACATAAGGAAAGAGACACCTCAGAGTCGGATCTCTTTTCAATTTGGCTTTTTGCCCGTACGCGGATACCAATTAGCCGTCATGACGGTGGGATAGACCACAAAACTATTGAGTCAAATAAGACTTATAACTTTTCACATGTGAAGACGAGTAAATATAAATTTAATTTTTAAAAAAAATGACGCAACAATCTACAGCGATGCAAGCGTCCTTAACTATTCCAGGTCAGAGTAATAGCTCTGGTGATAGGAGGGCACTTTATTTACGCTTGTTTTCGGGGGAAATGTTCAAAGGGTTCCAGCACCAAACAATAGCTAGGGATCTTATTATGAAGAGAAGCCTTACCAATGGTAAGAGTTTACAATTCATATATACCGGTAGAACATCGGCAGAGTATCATGTACCTGGAAACAGCATCCTCGGCAATTCCGATGGTGCACCACCAGTAGCAGAGAAAACAATCACTATTGATGACTTACTTATCAGTTCTGCTTTTGTGTATGAGCTAGATGAGACACTTGCTCACTATGATTTGAGATCTGAAATCTCAAGAAAGATTGGTTTTGCTCTTGCTGAAAAATATGACAGACTAGCTTTCCGTGCCGTAACACGCGGTGCTCGTCAAGCAAGTCCAATAACAAAAACAAACTTTGTTGAACCAGGTGGTACTCAGATTCGTGTAGGTTCTACTACAAACGACTCTGATGCTTACAGTGCTACTAACTTAGTAAACGCTTTCTATGATGCAGCTGCTGCACTAGATGAAAAAGGCGTTAGCTCTGAAGGTAGAGTTGGTGTTCTTAACCCAAGACAATACTATTCACTTATCCAAAACGTAGGTTCTAACGGTCTAGTAAACCGTGATGCTCAAGGTTCTGCATTGCAGACTGGTAATGGCATCATTGAAATTGCTGGAATCAAGATCTTCAAGTCAATGAATATTCCATTCCTTGGCAAGTATGGTGTTGCTTACGGTGGAACAACTGGTGAAACATCACCTTCTAACGTAGGTTCATTTGTTGGACCAACAATGGAAGATGCTGAAGATTCAGACACAGGTATAAACAACGACTATGGCGCACAAGCTAACTTCACTTCTTCTTGCGGATTAATATTCCAAAAAGAAGCAGCTGGTATGGTTGAAGCAATCGGCCCACAAGTTCAAGTAACTTCTGGCGATGTTTCAGTAATCTACCAAGGTGACGTTATTCTTGGTCGTCTAGCATGCGGTGCGGATTACTTAAATCCAGCTGCTGCTGTTGAATTATACGTTGGTGCATCTGCTCCTTCTGCATTCTAAATCTATTTATACGGGGGCTTCTGCTCCCTTTTTTTTATTTATATATTATGGCTATTCCTACCACAAACTCTGCTAGTGAATTACCAGCAGTAAATCAAATATTGCAGACGGTTGGTCAAGCACCTGTAACGACACTCGATCAAACCAACCCAGACGTTGCGATTGCATACGATACGCTTTTACAGGTGTCAAGGGAAGTTCAATCAGAAGGATGGACATTCAATAAAGAATTTAATTATCCATTTACTCCAGACAGTAATAAAGAAATACTAATACCATCTAACATTTTACAAATAGACCTTGCTAGAGAAGAACCAGTTAGTAAGAACTATGACGTTGTTAGAAGAAATAAAAAACTATATGACAGACGTAAGCATTCATTTCAGTGGGATACTGTGATGAAATGTGATGTTGTTTGGTTTTTTGATTGGGTAGATTTACCTCGCCCTATTCAAGATTACATTGTTTCTAGAGCTGCATGTTTCACTGTAAGCAGAATTGTTGGAGATGCAAATCTTTACAGAATGTGCCAAGAAAAAGAAGCATACATGAGAGCTATGGCACTTGAGTATGAATGTAATCAAGGACAGTTTACTTTCTTTGGACATCCAAAAGATGGAAACTTCTACACCAGCTACGAACCTTACCATGCTTTACACAGATAATGCCTAATGTCACACAAACAATTCCAAATTTTTTGGGAGGAGTATCCCGTCAACCTGATACAAAAAAATTACCTGGACAAGTAGTCGATGCTATTAATGCATATCCTGACCCAACTTTTGGTTTGACAAAAAGACCAGGCTTAAAATTTTTAACAAATTTAGGAAACGAAAATATTTATGCCAACGCTAAATGGTTTTACATACACAGAGATGGAGATGAAAAATATATAGGTTGCATAAAAGGTACAGAAATTTTTATATGGAATGCCACAACAGGTGTCCAAACAACAGTTACATATACAAATTCAGCTAATACAAATTATTTAACAGGTACTACAGCAAACGAT